GTAACGTTTAACCGCAACAGAAGAGCTGAAATCGAAGAGAAGTTCTTTAGCGACGAAGAAGACTGAAAAAAAGACCCCTGACTAGCAGGGGCCTAAACTTCTTTATGTCGAGGAGACAAGAGAAGAGTGCTTGGCTCAGAGTATATCACCAACTCTCCAGACTCGTAAACCATACTTCCCTTTCTCTACCACCTGTTTACAAAGTACATTTATGCCCAGCCGCTTAGCTTCAGCCTCTACGAACCGTTGCGTAAGCCGTCGGTCTATGCAAGGCACAAAGAAAGAAGTACCGGGTTTAAACTTCTCCCACTGGATCAGTAGTGGAAGATTCAGAATTGTCAGCATTTAAAAGCACGTTCTCATTAAAAAATTCTAGTTTTGTTGTATCAAACCACAATGCATTTACGGCTGCTTGAGTATTAGCCACAGTACCTGCAGTCATACGTTTTTTCTTCATCCCTACTAAAGCACCGCTCTTACGGTATGGTATTAAGGACTCCTCAAAGTTAGCCTGATTCTTAACGCAGTCATCTCTAAAGCTTTTGACTACTACGTAAATAATTTTGGTGTCGGGCTCGTAACGAATAGTCAAAGCACCCCTTGGTTCACGGATAGGACTATGTTCCAGACCAGTGCGACCATCACGACTGCCGTTAATAACCAAAGTCTCATTAAAGTGACGTTGAAGAAAGCCACCTAAATAATCATCGCTATCAAACATATACTCACGGTTGCGGGTACGAGTTTCTTTAATTAGGTTAATTGCGTAGTTAAATACAGGTTGCACCTTAATATCGTGCAGTCCTAAAGTTTTGGCTACCGTACCCCCTGTAATAGCAATGGTTGCCATAGCAGACCAGTACCGCTCGGTGCTTTTAATTTCGGCATGGGAATCTACCTTGGCTTGAATCTCAGCCATTTTTGCTAAAACCATAGGTAGTTGTCCTACCAATGCTTGAGCGTATGGCTCAATAGCGTGTCCATAGTTATTCATCAAACGACCAAAGTGTTGCTTAGACCAAGTTGGGTCATCATATGAATCGGGTTTGATGTGTGGCTCCAAGATACGCATTAACTCGCCTTCTGGAAAGCTCTTTATAGATAGCAGTGAATCCGTTACCGACCGATTTGATGAACTTACTAAACCCAAAGACCATTTGGCATGATTAAGACGCTCTGCATTTTCTTGAGATTTCATACGGTTCTTACCACGACCAGACGTAACGTCGTATACCTGATTAGACATTTGCTCAGGCGGCATATTAGTTATCTCGTCAAGCGTTGCGCACAAGCTTTGCATGGTTCCAAGTCTTTGCATCCTAAAGTTGTAAGTGTCTTTAGGTGACATGAGTAGTTCCTTTGGGCGACCATATATGGAATTGATTGCGTGTAAGACAGTGGTTTTGCCGCTACCGCTTTCCCTACTAAGTAAATTAAGGAGAAAGCCGTCAAGATTAGTAAAACGCATAAGAAGAGAACCGAAACCCATGAAAAAAGCAAAAGCCCTAGCTTCCATGCCCTCTCTCGAGTAAGTGTTGATAACATCCTTCCAAACATGAAAATCCCCTTTTGGCTGGAACAAAGGTATTAAAGGTAGTGTGGGTGCAGATGGTGGGCTATATGCTATTTCGGTAGCACGAATTTCACGGTCGCCAACAATAATGGCGCTTTCGTTCTCTAGCCAGCCAAACTGTTTGTGGGCTTGCTCTGCCCCCGATGTAAGTTGCAATTCCTCAACCCATTTAGTTACATATGACATAAGTTCATCCTGTTTTTTACCTAATACAGTTATGCCGTATGAGGCAACTGTGTCTCTAAATTTTTCCTTAGCCAGCACCGCAGTCAACGGCATAATGAACTCACGAACTCCGTCTTTAGGTAAGTGCAGTCTAAGTAGTATGGTCTCCCCGTGGTCTGGGTCAGACATGCGTTTAACCACATAAAAATCATATGGGTAAATTAAATCGTCATACTCCTCGTCATCTTCCTTGGCTTTTTTGTGCACAAAGATACCGCCTGACTTGCCCCTAAAGAATGGGTATGGATACTTGGGAATTGTGTAGCTTTTAAGTTCTTTAGTAATTGGTTCAACTTCCAATACTTCTTGCTCTTCTTCGGCTTCAATGACTTCTCTGCCTAGCTGGATAGGTGAAGTAAATTTGTGTTGGCAACCTTCGCATCCGCTAGGGTTTAATTTTCTAAATGTTTCACAGGTGTACGGACCTTTGGTCTCGTTAGCTTTTTTATCAGTATCCGCAGGGTTATATTCAGGATGATTTTTGGATATGTTGTGGATCGCTTTATCTCTATCCACACATTGTTGGGCAATAGATAGCCCTGCTCGCCAAAGAGGTTCTTCTATCGTAGTTTGATTCTCGTAGATGTGCAACAGTTGATTGCACCCGCTACCTTCAATAGATTTAACCATGATGGTTTTAAACCGAGACTGGCTACTACCAATTAGCGCCATGGTCACTGCATCCATTGGACGCTTGAACTCAGACTTCTCAATAGATTTAAGAATGTCGTCTGTTGGCTTCAGGATTTCCTCTATATCACTTAGTGATACAGTTGGGGCGCAGTATAGAATTTGTACGGGTAAAGGATTGGTAATATCCTTCAAATGCATCGTTTCAGGAATCCGTAAAATTCGAGCCGCATCCGCAGGTACAGCAGTCTCAACATGGAAGTTGTTTTCCACACACAAAGCCTTAAGCCGCTCGGCATATGGTTTCCATTCTTGTCGTGTTATTGGTTTGTCTAGAATCCAATATACGTGTGCACCACGTCCTGACTGAATAATTGTGGGCTTAGGCAATCCAACATCTTTACAGAACTGCCGTAACGCTATTAGCCCATCGTTTAGTGTCAGATATGGCTTGTCTTCTCCACAATCTAAATCAATAAAGAAGGATTTCAACTCTACCGCATTAGTTGCATACCGCCCTTGGTCAGGCGAACCAAACTTAGCCAGTGCAAAAAATGCGTTGTAGTTTTCTTCTAAAAGCTTGTCAGCCCTAGCACTTATTTCTTCAATACTACTAACAAACTTTTGTCTTACGTTGCCTTGAGAATCGTTGCCCCAAATGCAATAATGTTCCCCGTCTTGTAGGGGTGGTAATACTAAAGAAAGAAACTCTGTCCTCGAAAGCATAGCCGTCCTATATGAGCCGTCGTTATTATGAAAAGGAATGGGCAGGGGTGTGACGGCATACACCCTTTTCGGTAGCTAACCTAGCCCCCCTCATAAGCTTATTTCAATTTATCAACTAGTTTTTGCATTTTCTCAGCGTGTTTGCCGGAAACTATAGATTTACCTCGAAACCATGAATATACAGTCATTCGGCTTACTCCAAAGAAACTCGCTACGTCAGATACGGGTATATCCTTATTAAGACAAACCCTACCTAGTTGAACCCCTAATAATTGCTGATTGGCAGACTTAATTTCATCCGCCATCAGAAGCGAGTAACCCTTGGGCATTATGCATCATCCCATTCGGTCAAAAGCTTTGAAATGTCTTTCTTAGGAGCGGGGGCTTCTTCTTTCTTAGCCGTGCGTTTAACAGGCTCTTCAACAACTTCTGCCTCTACTTCTACAGACGCAACTTTAGCAGTTGTTTTAGCTTCTAACTTAGGAGTTGCTTTTACATTATCTACTTCAGCAACCGTCATTGTGATAGCCGACTTAGCTACAGCCGACTGTCCTTGCTGAATTGCAACCGCATGCTCTTCTGCATCTAATACACGCATTGGTTTGAATGTAAGCTTTGGAGTAGCACTGTCTGTATCAAAACGCATTTCAGTAACAACCGCAGTGATGGGCACACCTTTACTACCAATCATCTTTGCGTATGTTTGCAAAGGCCATTTGCCGGGCTCGCCTGCACCGAAGATAGATGACGCTGGCAATGTTAATTGCAAGATCTCACCACCGATATCGTTAGCTAATACAACTGCTAAACGTTGACTATAACGGCAAGCACGACTATCGCCTTGTCCTGAACCTTTGGTGTTTTGCGGGCAATCTACGCAACGCTTAGACTGTGGATTCTCAGCTTTGGGGCTTGGCACTTCGCCGTCAGCAGACCAGCAATCAGGAACAGTAACTTCGCCTTCTACATAAGTCTTAGCATAGAACGTGCGGGATACTTTTGGTGAAGCGGCTACGATAACTACATTCATAGAACGATCTTCGTTCTTAGCAACTTCTTTGCCGTTGACCATCATGCGCCATACACCACCTTTGATAGAGATACGTTTTAGACCACCGCCACCAGTACCACCCATCAGGGCTTTAGTAGTGTCGTCTAACTGGGTTTCTTTTAAATAGCTAGGTAAACCTGAACCTAATACAGATAATTCATTACTCATTTATTGCTCCTCTAAAATTAAAAACAAGTTGTATTGCAGTTACCCCATTGGTCACAACAGACTGTGCACACAATGAACCTACCATCCGCAGTGGTAATAGTTTGCGTACGACAATTTGCATAGACCGCTGTAGCAAAAGCAAGTGTGACAAGACCTACTAGCACTCTCTTCATAGCTTCTCCTATTTTTTAATAATTGCAACGGTTTGTGTTGTATCCGCATTTAGCCCCGGCGGAAGTAAATCGGGGTTTTCTTCTAAGAACTGATCCATATTTCCGTTATGGATGCGTTGGTGCAGTAATGCGAAAGCACCGTGTTCTTTGATGAACTCGTACATGGACTGCCAATCATTAGTCCAATATCGTTTTGATGTGCGCAAAGAAATCGTACCGTATTGCGTACGCATGGTTTTTACACCTTGTTCTTTACACAGTTTGGCAATCTCCTCGGCTACTAAATCTTGTTGCTCTTGTAATGACGCAACTTCTTTTTCTAACTCTAAACGTTTGGCACGGATTTTTGTGTAAACCTTAGCCAGCTTTTCAGCATTAGCTTCACTCATTAAGCACTCCTTATATTTATAACTACTATATTAATACTAACTTTTACTTTGTCAAGTACCTTCCACGATATTTTTATACAAGTCAATCAGCCGTGAATGTATGTCGACTTTTTCGGACAACATTTTGTAAATCTTTTTCTCAACCGCACTGCCTTGAATATGCACCACCGTGCATGGATTACGTTGACCAGCTCTATGCACACGAGCGTTCGCCTGCAAATATGTTTCTATTGATGTAATTGGACCCCACCAGACTACGACGTTTGCCGCATGTAGCGTAACTCCGTGAGCCGCCGCCTGTGGTTGTATTACAAGAACTTGTGGGGTGTCTTCGGTTTGAAACCTTGCAAATATTTCAGTGCGTTTGGTTGCCGATACACCACCATGAATAATGTCAGCACTTATACCGTTTGAATTAAGTTCTTCGGCAATAATCTCAATTGCATGTTTAAATGGTGCAAACACAATAACTTTATGGCTTGCTTCCTCAATTACTTCAAACAGCGCAGTCATTCTAGACTTAGCATCGAACGCTACAATCTCACCACTATCCGAATATACTGCACCGCAAGATAACTGAAGTAGCTTGTTTAAATTTGCCGCAGCGTTAACAGTTGTAATTTCTTCACCCGCCGCAACGACCAACATGTTTTTACGTATGTTTTCGTAATACTTTTGCTGTTGTGATGTAAGCGGTACTTCACGAGTTACGTAGGTCATTTCAGGCAAATCAAGGCATTCTTCTTTGGTAAAACGAATTGCGGGTTGAAGCACGTCATGCACGATACGTTCTGAACTAACTTTGGGTATCCACTTAAAGGTTGTAATGCGTTGCATTACCATGTCCCTAAAAGCACCGAAAAACTTTGGCACACCCGATGGATTAATAATTTTAGCCAGTCCGTATGCATCAGTAGGCGATTGAGAAGCAGGTGTACCCGTTAGCATCCATACCCACATGTCGGGACGCAATACAGAATTGAGCGTCTTCCACCGTTTAGTGCCTACGTTTTTATATGCGTTAGCCTCGTCAATCACAATTAAGTCAAAGTTTTTGACGCAGTCTTTAATAATCTCCATGCCGTCATAGTTGCAAATAACAAACTCAGCCGAACTATTGGCGGCTTCAATTCGTTTTTCTTTGGAATAGCTATGGGCTATGGCACAACTGCGGTGCATAGCAAATTTAAATAGATCGTTTTCCCATGCTGATTGCATGATGGATAGTGGGCAAAGCACTAAGACCCGTTTGATAGCACCGATATTCATTAGGTAATCAGCCGCCCAAATGACAGATGAAGTTTTGCCTGTGCCTTGCTCGTTAAAACAAAAAGCTCTTCGATGTAGTGTTAAGAAAGACGCAGTAACACGTTGGTGTGTGAACGGTTTATATAGCCCGGGCCAATCGTAATGTACTTCTATTGGAGAAGGAACATTTTTAATGCGCAGATTTTTAAGCACCTGCGCTTCTTCCAAACCCCAACTAACAAGCACTTCACCCGAATCCAATATTTTGGACTTAGGTATAACGGTTGTAATACGTTGTGGCTCCTTGATTTTCAACAGGAGCGCTTTGTTATCTATTATCTGCATTCTTGTAATACTTTTTTATTAAGCACTGCACCGCTTCTCTTCTACGTTTTTTAAAATCACCGCTCATAACCGTACTAAAAAATCCCTGATTAATATCAGCTATAAAACCTGTTTCTCTATTCCCACCAATATCTCTAATAGCTTCACCAACATCTAATTGCTTACCTTCTATGGCAAGCAACGCCGCAAATTCTTTTTCTGTCATATGCACTCTTCCCAATAGGGGGTAGACCAAAACCGAAGTTTTGATCCACGTTTTAATTCTAGTACTACTTAAAACTTTGTCAAGCTTTTTTGCGTTCCCGCTTGCTTACTTCTGATACTAAATTCTTTTTTGCATCACGTTTAAACGATCTGTTTGATGATGCAGATACCGCTTTCAATCCATCTTTGTTGCTACCGCCCTTGTCCATCGCTTTGACATGATGCACATCTTTGCCATCACCTTTTGCTACCTTGCCATCCTTCATTAAAGTAGCACGGGCTTTGTTGCGTTGAGCACGGTTTTTAATCTGTTCGGGTTTTCCCTGATACGTCTCGTACTCACGCTTGTAGTTACGATCTTCTTTGTTTTTGTAAGGCACAGTTACCTCCCTAGTAGTTCACTTATTTTCTCAGCTTCAAGAATCATTTGCAACGCTCTAAGAAAATCTCCGTTTTCAACTCCGCCCTTTATATGTATTTTTACTTTTTTAACTGGGATTATGTAGTGATCTGCACCAGACTCAAATTCTATTTTAATATCATTACCACAATCATTTTCAATCGTAAAACTCATTTCATTTCTGTTACCACCCATTTGTTCGTTGGTATATCTATAGTCGTGAAAGCAACCTTCGTTTTTCTTTAGTGTGTCGCTGTATCTAAGATCAAGACTCATCTGTAGCTTCCTTTCCCATTGTGGATGCAGTCTTTTACCGCACACCATGATTTGCAACTAAAGTTTGGTTTTGGATTCCATACGTCTAGTTCATATGCTTTTTCTAACCGATGCGTATCTTCTAACCACTTAACCCATGTTGATTCATGCTCAACACGACTATATTTAGTCTTTATAAAGTCATTTGCTACTACAAATAGTAGCCCTGCTTTGATAAAGTTGACATCGGGAAAATGTTTAAATATGGCTAGGTAAA